ATTTTATGCGCAGGGGGTAAACCATTTTATATCCTATCCGAGGATTGTATCGAGACTAAGTTTTCCAGAACTATGAGGTTAGTATCTTAATCTGAGGCCTGATGGGGCTTGAGCCATTACATAATACATATATACCAATATTTGTTTTGTGTTTGTTGTTTGTTTGTTTCTTGCTATCGACATGAAATTTCTCTTATATCTAAGTGATTTTTCAGGGATAGGCATCTTTCGGGATGTCTACCTAGGATTTCTATGTCTGATACCTGCGTGTAGCGTAAGGGTGTTTCGCCCTTTGGACCAAGGACTTCCCCACTCCGTTTGTACGGTGGATTAGTGAAGTATTAGGAACACACGTAAGGGTCTGCTTAGACTTCTAAGATGAGAGTTGGTTAATAGCTTTATCTCTCTTGTCAGTTATGTCAAAGTTACTGGTGCGATGTGGGCCAGACAAACCACATACCTATCGCGGTCTAGTACCCAGATTCCCTCGTTGTTGTTTAGAACGAATGTGGAATAGGTGCACTTAAATGTGCAACTGGTACCCTATATCTAAGTAGCTAGTTACAGCGGACTTAGAATGGGAATACCCCGGAACTGAATCAAACCGATCTATAAGACCAAAAGGGAGTAGTGAACCCTTTTGATGCATTTTATACCGACATACCCTGTAAGAAGGATTGTTATTGGTAATTTTTGTATTTGTCTAAGATAGCTGATGATTTGGAGAGGCATACGTAGCGTCCAGAGATGGTCCGCGTATGAACTTCTGCGGTAGGTACCCATATAACACATATGAGTTCCTTTCTTCTAAGTACTGATCAGATCACAGATCACCCCGTTTGTTTGTTTCAGGGCACGCAAGTGTCCTTGGCTGTCCCGCCCAAAGCGCCGATCACGACCTCTGTTGAGGCCCAGGCTATTGCAGTTGGAATGGAGTTTGAAATTCCTACTCTCGGTGAGTTGGAAGGTGTTTGTACGCCAGGTGGAGACCAGGAGTTAGTAATAACCCCTGGTGTTTTGTCTGGACTGGATAAGTTTCTCGATGATATTGAGGAGCTTATTCCAGAATCAGGTTTTACTCGTGAGGGAGCTTTTGCTTCCAAGCCTGCACAACCTGATGATGGTGAGGGCTGTTTTCGTCGGATGCGAAGATGGCGACGCAAGACTATTCCTTCGGGTGTGAAGGAACTTTTGCGTCTGAAGTATCATGAGCCTGCTTTTGATTTGCACGCAGCAATGCGTAATGTTCAATTGCATCCTCAAGATGCTTCGTATGGGGTCTCCGATGACCCCGAGCTCGATGGAGTGTTTTGCGCTATTGCCCGGTCCATGGGCTTTGACGTTGCACCTATTCGAGCAGCTTTCAATGCGATTGCGGATCTTATTCGTAAGACCGTAGCCGCTTGGAAGTGGACGCTGGAGAAGTTGTGTTCTCCAGCCGGCATTGCGTTGGTCACGATTGCTATTGGCATGTTTTTGATGAAAAACATGCCAACTATGCAAAAAGTGCATCTTACAATCAGTGCGATGGTTACTACGGTCTATATGCTTCTTATAACGAGGGCTATAGGCTTGGACCAACGCGCCACGATTGTTGGTTGTATTGCTGGTTACCTGTATAATAGCTATAGTTTCGGTCTTCTTCACCGTGAGATTTCTAAGGAGGTTGAGGAGGTTGATTCTATGGAAAGAGAGGCAGGTCCGGCTCGTGAAGGAGCTAGTTTGTGGGCAATGATGGTGTCCCTTCTGGTTCCAGGATTGAAGTCATGCCATGACAATGTTGTGTTTCAGACAGCGGTGAAAACCCTTGCCCTTATTAAAGGGGCGAGGGACTTTTATCCCGCGGTCGCACAATATCTGCCATTGGCAGTCGTTCAAATAATTAAGGACACAGGTCTGTTAAACCTAGCTGTCATTGATGATCCGCTTGTGCGGAATTTGGTGGAGCGTTCGGCAGGAATGGCCGAACTCTTGGAGAAGGATTCTGGGGAGCTTGCAAAGCCAACAGTCGTGGATGCCTATTATAGGTGTCTCGATGCGTTGTCCTTGCAATGCTCCAAGATGGAGACGTATATGCTCGAATCTAATCCGATTAGGGGCGCCGTGCAAGACGTGCGTGCCAGATTGGAGAAGTTTCGGTCACTTGCGAATCAAAGGAGAGATGCGTCACCGCGCATCCCTCCCCCTGCCATTTACCTTGAGGGGTCAAATGGCGTTGGAAAATCCTGGTTGATGGAGGCCATTGCGGGGGATATGTACCCCGAAGTGACTCCATCTTCCCGGATTTACATGAAGAATTGCAATGAAGTTTTCTATTCAGGATACCATGGGCAACCGGTATTCTGTTATGACGACCTTTTTCCCATGACTAACTTTGGGGACAAGGATCGGGAGATTTTGGGTGATATGCTTCGCATGTTGTCCAAGACTCCAGCTTTGTTGAGCATGGCGGCCTTGAATGAGAAGGGAACAATGTTCTCTTCAAGGCTTGTTGTGGTCAGTTCAAATCGTCGGTTTAACGTTCCGCTTCCTTTGCAGGATCCGGGTGCGTATTGCCGGCGGTTGGTTGGTATTCGTTGTGTCTTGAAGGATGAATTCAAGGGGATCAACGGAAGGGTTGATCCAGCAAAGATCCGCGCACATCGTGTGCGGTTTCCTAATGATAAAAATCCAGTTCCCCAACTGGAGCTTTATCCTTACGTCAACACAGGGCGGTCTACAGATCCCTGTGGTATGGTATTGGCCGACAAGCCGATATCGTATGACGATTTGCTAACACATGTCCGGAATTTGGAGTTGAGGGAATTGATTAGTGCAAAGCACTTCGCCCATGAAGCCTTTGAGAGGCAAATGGACGGAGTTCCGAGCGCATCGAGTTCTTCGAGTTCGAGTTCTTCAAGCTCGTCTAGTTCTAGCTCGTCTAGTTCTAGTTCGGCCGGCTCGCGTGGTGGACGTGAGTCGTTTGATGCTGATGGGACCACGCCTCCGCGTGTGGATGACCAGTTGGCTAAAATAGTCAAGGCTGTTCATATGGCGGATACTGGTATGAGATCGCTTGGTAGTGGACGCATCCTTAAGAGGGTGATCCACAATCGAGCATCGAATGTCCAGGCCACGGAGAGGCCTCCCAATAACCGTTTCCACGACGGAGATGATGATGGAGGGGATGGTAAAGCCGATGCTGCTGGCCTAGTTAATGGTAACTGGAGCAAGCATGATCGGGAATTCCAATTCCTAGACAAGGCCGCTCTAGAGAAGGAGTATGCGGACTTGTGTGCCAAGGAGAAGCTTGAATTCGCTCGTGAAGATGCAAATGATCACGAAGAAACCAAGAAATACATGGGACCATTCAAAGACATCGAGTTTCCAAAACGGGGATTCGGAGAACTAATTGCAGAAAAGTTCTCCGGAATCCCGTTTGGCCTCGTTGGTAAGATAGTCCTAGGTGTTGGTGTCGGCGTGGCGCTCCTTGGCGCAGCTCACCATTTTCTTAAGCCGAAAATGGAGAAGGAAAGTGCGCCTCGAACCTTTAAACCCTTGGCAAGGATGAAGAAGAAGAAGGCGTTACATAAGTGGACTCCTCCTAAGGAAGAGAAGGAGGAGATGGAAACCGAAATGCTTATTGTCGATCCGCAGGACCCGCGGATGGACAAGAAGGTGGAGTCAGTGAATAGCTATCTGGCGAAATTCCAAAAGAATGTCGTGCACCTACGTCGAGTAGGAGGCGCGCTTTATGGATTTTCGCCCGGTGGAAGCGAACTTTGGCTCCCCAGGCATTTCCTTACGGACGTGGAGTCCGGCTTTTTGCCGGATGGGGACATAATCGAGGTTACTGATTGGAAAGGCACCAGTCATAACCTCAGGTTTTCTAAGGATTGTATTAAGGAGGTGGCATTGGAGAATGGCGCGTTCATGGACATTGTGTCTATGGCATTGCCCTTATCTATCACCTTCCCAAAACTTTCCTGTCTCGTCAACAGGGATGCAACGCCCGCTATGGTCAATTTGGCTATGGCAGTGGTGGTGCGTGTTGGCGTGGCTGGAGAAGATCAGGTCCAGGCGATGGAGTATATTAATTATGAACCCGCCCTGTATTCTTACGACTCCCTAACGGGAAAGCGTGATTTAGCAGCGGTGGGTACATACTTGTATCCTGCATTGTCTCCAGGAGACTGTGGGGCGCCCTTGTTGGCATTCAGGAAGAGCGATTTTGCTCCTGTTCTTCTTGGATTCCATATTGGGTGCCGCGTTCGTGCATACGAACGTTCTGGGTGTGGCTTGCCCGTTTGGAATGACATGTTTGGAGAGTCATTCAATCGGGAATTGTTGGCGGGTGTGCCGATGATGCAAGCGCCTCAGGATGTTTTGGTGCTACCCAGTTCCTTCACTGTTATGGGGCAGCTTTTGGTGCCCCGTGGCATGATGGGGAAATCGTCAATTGTGTCTAGCTCTCTGCGTAGGGCTAAGCATCCATTGGTGAAGGACGTGAAACATGCCCCTGCCATTTTGAATGGTGCAGGGGAGTATTCAACGTTCAACCTAATTAAGAAGGCTTTGACTTCCATCGCTCCTACTGGAGCGAAGACCACGCCCTTTGAGGATGAGGTGTGGTTGGCAGTAAAGGCCTATATGATGGAAAATGCGAAGCTTCGCGCTGAGCAGGTTCCACCACGGGTTTATACGCTTCATGAGGCCCTGAATGGCATTGGGAATATGAAGCGTCTTTCAACAGATAAGACACCTGGGTTCCCATTGGACACTTTGCGTCCAGTGGGAGAATCCGGAAGAGCTTTCTGTTTCAAGAAGGACCCCTTGACGGGGGATTTGTCTGTTGAGTTGTTGGAGCTTCAGCAGATTATTGATGCCGTCGAGAAATGGGCCGAGGAGGGAGGAGAACCTCCTTGGTTTGCATTCGTCCTTGGATTGAAGGACGAATTGAGGAGACCTGATAAGATCGCCTCCCCTCGCCTGATTATGTATTCACCATTGGCAATGGTGATACTTGCTAGGCGTTATTTTGGATCGTTTATGGAAACTGAACGATTTGAATGGGGGTGGCCCTCTTGTGTCGGTATTAATGTGGATAGCCCTGACTGGGATGTGCGGATGCGCGCAATCAGGCAGGGTGGGAAAACCCTTGGGTTTTCCGCCGACTACAGTTATTTTGACTCGTTGTCAACTCCCCAGGTATTGGACGTCGTGAAGTCAGTCACGGACGCGTACTATGGGGACGTTGGGAGTAAGGAGATTCGTCACCTTATTCTCGATAACTGTATGCGTACTAACCTAGTTTTAGGTCAGTACGTGGTTTCCAAGGAATTGGGAGGAACGACAGGAAATCCATTGACAGTGCATTGGAACAACCTCATGAATGAGTTTTTCTTGAGGTGTGCTTTCCGGGCACTTGCCATTCGCAGCGGAGAGGTCTCGAAGATCGCTCCGGCAGCCTTTGACAAGCACGTCGCCTTATTGGTGTACGGGGATGACAACCTGAACACAATGACGCGGGATGTTAGTGGATTTTACAACTTTACGTCCGTCCAGGGTTATTTTGCAGAACATGGGATAGTTTATACCTCGTCCACCAAAAACGTGGAAGACGAGGTTCCGTTCGTCAGTGTTGACGAATTGGATTTCCTGTCCCGCAAGACGCGGATTGATCCCAAGGAGGAACTTGGAGTTGTATACCTGTCGTATCCTTACAAAGAGGATTACAGGTCGTTGGCCTGGCGGTCATCGAAGTTGGATGATTCCTTGGCTGTCTCACAAGCAGCCACTGGAATTCTTTTTCGCTCCGTAGGATTGGGGAGCGAGAAATGGGGGGAGGAAAGGCACAAGATTTATATGGCGTTGCGAGACGTCAATATTAATCCTGCGCTTCCCTCATGGGATGACGTTTCCAGGAATTTTTATTCCCGGGAATTCAATTATACGTTCGACGATGCACGTTGGACTATTTTTGATGAGCTGAATTCTGCAAAGGATTACAAGCTCTATAGTTATCCTGTGCAGATTCCGCTCCGTATCCCCGTTACTCCCTCTTGGCGACTCCCGCAACGGGATGAATTCAAGAGAGAGTTGAAGATGGGGGGAGTTCCTTTCACACCGAGAGGACCAGTCTGGACTTGTCCGGCCTGGGACTCATTTGAGAGAGAGGCTGACTCATTGACCAACGAGAAGGTTGTGGCGCCCGATGCGCCCGCCGAACCGGTGGCACCAATGCAGACTCACCCTCTTCCTCTTACCATGCAAGTGTCAACAGTTGAGGACATGTGTAAAAGGTTGCAGCCTTTTTACAATGCTCCTGCGTCCGCGAACATTCTTAGTTTGTGGATGGCCAATGCGTTTTGCCCCCAGGACCCTTCAGTTCCAGGGGCTTTTACAGCATCGATGTTGACTTATTATGGAGGTTGTTTTCGTTACTGGAGGGGACCCGTGAACATGATGGTTTATGGGGGACCTGATGGTAAGGATACTACCTTTTCATATACAACAATTATGGACCCCACGGTGGGGGACAATTTGTTTTCGCGCCAGTTGGTGCCCGAGGGCCTGGGAGAATGGAATGGCACTATGCCAATCGTAGTGGGGCAGCCCGCAACGATTCCAAGCTTCTTTCAGGTCCCCGGACAACATCTGGGGCCCAATCAGTTCTTTTTCGTGCCTCAGGCGGCTTCGGAGATTGCAGCAGATCCGGATCCGGACCGGTGGTCAGGAGCATGGAAACTTTCACCCGTAGATGCAACTACGCGAACGTATGTTGCTGTTGGTGATGGATTCCGCTTCTGTTTTCCGTACCGGATTCCCCTTCGCGCGGCTTACTTCCCTGATCCAGAGGAGAAGTTTGAACGAGAAGGGGCTGTTGGGGCCAAGTTGGCGGGTGGTGTTCGAGCCGTCACAGGCGTGTACCACAACGTACGCGCAGTTACGGATAGAGCTATCGATGTGGCAGGAAAAGCCGCTGACACGCTCACGAACTACGACACGCCCAATGATGGGTCGAACAGTAAGCCAGTTGAACCTAGGCAAGGGATCAACATGGCGAACATGGATGGACTCAGGTATGCACAGATACTTGGGCCCATGACAGGGGAGCCTCCGGAACCGGATCCACCTACGGATACACCGAAGCCAGAGACTCGCCTACATGTTATGGCGATGATGCCGTGTCTGTATTACCCAATACAGATATCGACGTCAATGGAACCAGGGGAAGTGCTTGCACGACTCCCAATCACTTCCTGTCCGCAATTATATTCGACGACCTCGAATGTTGCGTTCAGACCAACAATGTTGGAGCATGTTGCTACGGGATTCACGTTTTGGCGTGGTGCTCTCGAGTACACCTTTCAATTCGTTGGTCCACCTCTTGCAAACATGAGGGTAGGGATCGCGATAAGATATGGCGTCTTTGGAGCTCCAATTTCAATTCCTGAATTCTCGGAGCAATATGGGAAGATTTTTAATTATGGTGAGGAAGACACCATAAAAGTTACAGTGCCGTATGTCTCTCCCCAGCATTGGATGCGCGTTCCAACGCCAGACGAAGCTGGGGCGAGTCGTCTCCATCCGGAGAAGTACGCCACTGGGGAGTTGCTCGTTGTTTTAATCACCCCTTACCAGGTGAATGAGACAATGCACAACACCATTGACATGAACGTTTTCCTTGCTGGAGGGGAAGACATAGAGTTCAAAACTCCAGGAGAAAACCTCGCCCGGTTGTATCACACCGCGGTCGCCCTCGATGGGTTTGAGCGCGAAATGATACGTACAGGGGCTGTGGGTGGAGACCTGGATGATGACGAGACCAAAGAGGTCGTCGCAAGGCCGCTGGGAGGACCAGTGGAGAGGACAATGGTGTCAGATGGTGCGGAAGCCCTCTGGCAGCGTGTTTTCACCTTGACGGAAGTACCGTGGTCGCCCGCCGCGACAACTAGTACCGTCATCTATACTGCAGCAATACCGGGAGATGTTATACCAGAGGGTGCGCCCTTTTCTGTGTATAATAGCTTCCTATACACCCGTAGTCATGTCGAGTTAATCCTCGGCTTGAGTACGAGTGTGAGTTCACAAGGCCAAGTTGTAGCCTTCTTCGTTCCAACGGGTGTCAACCCTGCGACAATTACGAGGACGGAAGCGCTGCTTGGCCCGCATGTGCTCATGAAAGCGGGAAGGACTACACAGGGTATCGTTAAGATACCCTTTGTTCATCCGTTGAATATGCTTGAAACCCAAGGAAGCGGATGGCGTACCACGATCGGTACGTTCGCTATCATGGTTTTCAATCAGTTTCACATTGGTGCTGGGGCTCCTACACAGAGTCCCACTATCAATGTAGCTGTAAGGTTTAACGACATGCAGCTAGCGGTACCCAACCCGTCTGCGCCCACCTTTTTAGGCGGGCGCGAAAGAGCCTTGAGGAGGCTTTTAAATCCTTAAATCTAACGAATCTTGAGAGAGGGGCGTTAGTGTACAAATACTTTATATCTCTGCGTGGGTAATCGTATATGTAGTATTGTATTGGCCGTCGTGGCATTAGGTGAGCTTATAAACCACCGAGACCCAGATACCACCAATACACGTCATAATAGATTTGACAGAAGTAGGAGCGATCCCGTAAGATCTCGTTCGGCCCCAAAAGGGCTATTCTACTTTCTCGATCTCTATTTGACAGGTATTACAGAAGGATTAATCCCATATTAAGAATATGGAGTTTATTTGTATTTAAAGCTCAGGCTTTATATCTCTCATGTGCAAAAGGCACGTGCAACCACTCTTGAAAGTGGACCACGAACGCATTTCCGTATATAGGAGATATAATGCCACCCTTCTGCGAAAAACTGGCTCTGTCGAC